ATGAAAACAAAAAATATGAGTATCTTGTTAGTGAATTAGGAAATTGCAATCGGTTAGAAAGTGCAGCTTTGATAATGGCTGCTTAGACTGATTAGACTGCTTAGACTGCTTAGACTGATTAGACTGCTTAGTATATATGTAATTTATGTGTATATAATTTTTTATATTTTGTAAAAATGATATGTAGATAATCCTTATAAATAATTATACTTAATATATTATGAATTCATCTATCATAAGAGATAAAGAGTATGATTATCATACCTTTACAAATGTGGAATTGACTGGTGTTATTGTTAAGTGGGAAATACGCTATTTAGGTGGTGACGATGATGATGATGATAAGACATATGTGTATGATTATCATCTTTTCATTAGATATGGAGAGAAGGTTTATGTAGATATTATGAGTGTAGGGGAAATCGTGGTATCATTAGCTGAACTTCAAAAAAACAGATATTTGAAATATTACTATGACCTATCTCTTATGCTGACAAACAACAAGAATCATATAATCCATATAATTCAAGGGTGTAAATATAGAAGCACAGAACCCTATATATACATAGAGGATAGATGTTGGGTAATTGAGACTGCTTTTATAGATGCGAGTTATTCGAAGGTTGTTGATAACGTACATGTATGCTATTACAAGATTAACCCATATAAATTGGAGAATATGGAATACTCTTCACAAGAAGATTTAACTAACTTTCACAAAATAAATATAAAAAGAAAATGTGATATATATTGGGGAGGTCTCTTTGAATCTATACATACTCGATATAACAACCTTGTTATTGATTACAACATAAACATTATGGAAAAGGAACTTGATGAACTCTCGACATTCTTTGAAGATAAAAAGAATGTTATCAATCTTGTTGCTCTGAATAATAAGGAGGGTATGAATGGTGATGTGCTAAGGATTATTTTTAATTTTCTTGTTAGCTGTGAAGGGTTCAAGCGATATTCTGGGATTATAAATAATATAGAAAACTGTAAAAATAAAAATAAGTTAGAAATGAAGGCTCAGATATTAGAAGCATAGAAATTAACTTTGTATAATGATATAAATATAAAAGGCATATCTTGTATAATAAACATGAATAGCACTACCACAACAGATAACAAAGAGATTGCTCATCATACCTTTACAAATATGGAGTTCACAGGAGTTGTAATTAAATGGGAATTACAAAGTCATGGAGGCCAATTAGGAGGATATATGTCGGATTATCATCTCTTTATTAAATGCGGAGACAAGGTCTATGTTGATGCTTTTATGGTTGGGGATGTCGTGATTTCATTCGAAGAACTTCAAAAAAACGAATATTTAAAACATTATTATGATCTATCGCTTATGTTCTCGAAGAATAAGAATATCATATTTCAAAAGCCAAAATATACAAATGTAGAACCATATATATACAGAGAGGACAGGTTCTGGGGGTTTGATAGTGCCTATATAGATGCACCTTATAAAGATAGAACAAAGAGTTTGGAACACACACATAATGTGGTGGATAATGATGACTGTTATTATTATAAGATTAATCCTTATGATTTGGAAAATATGGAATATTCTTCGCAAGAAGTATTGGATGACTTTCATAAAAAGAATAAGGCGAGGAAAATGGATATATTTTGGGGAGGTGGATTTTGTAGTACCTACTGTATATATCTTAAAGTAGCATTTGATTACTACATGCACCGTAAGGAAACAGAATATGACAATTTAATTGCCGACTATTACATTCAAATAATAGAAAAGGATGTACGCAAGGTATTCTTTGAGAATAAAGATGATGTTACCAATCTTACTACCTTGATTGAAAAGAAGGGGTTGAACGTGGATATGTTAAAGAAACTCCACAGTTATATTGATAGTGCGTCGAAGCGAGATTCAAAAATTATTGATACAATCGAAGACTGTAAAAGAAAAATAGAACAGAATATCCAGATGTTAGAATAAAGAGGACATAATTTATAAATTTTTATTTTTCTGTAATTATAAACATAAAAAATAATATACAATCAGATATGACATGATATTTATTATATAATATGTAAATCAAGATGAATTCCAAGATATATAGGATCTCATCATTTTTTTATATTATTATTGTAATGAATTACATTTTATATTTTTATATTTAGAAAAACTGATAAACAACATTTATATAAGTCATTAAGGTTGTTTTATTGAAATGACAATATGTCAAAATCATTATATTCCTGACATGGAATTCTCAGGATTGTTTGATATTACACATGGACGGATTATATATATCAAATATTTCCTATTCATTAAGTTTGATAACTATATATATATTGATATCAAAGGAGTAGGCGATATCATTATGTCTTTTGAAGAGTTTAATAAAAACAAATTCTTAAAGATCTACTATGAATTATCACTTCTACTTATTGAAAATAAAAATGTAATTATTGAAAAAATAAGTAATAGAGAATACAACTATTTTGATTTTGTATATACAGAGAAAAGAGATTGGTATATAGATTGTGCTTATTTTATTGAGAATTTTATAACAAATAGCAAGGAGATTCAAAAAGATAGATATTGTTGCTACTATAATATAAATCCAAACAATTTAAGAAATATGGAGGTTTCTACTGAAACACAGATTGATAAGTTTACCAAAACATTTTTAGGATATGAAAGAGCATACTATTTTCAAATAAAAATAATTAATTATACCAACCTTATTATTGACTATAACGCAAACTTGATGGAGAAAGAACTTGGTGAACTCTCGACATTCTTTGAAGATAAAAAGAATGTTCTTAATCTTGTAGCCCTGAATGACAAAAAAGGTGTAAATGGAGATGTTATAAGGGTCATCTATAATTTTCTCATAAGTGCTGAAGAAAAAAGGAAATATTCAGATATTATTGATAAAATAGAAGATTATAAAAACATATTTGAAATAAACACTAAGATATTAGAAGCATAATATATCTCAATTCAATATGTCCTATTTTATGTTTTATTATTAGAAAATTGATTGCTAATGTTAAACTTTTATACTGCCGATATTGCCAAAAGACAGCCTTCTAACTGAAAGCTTCCTAAACGCAAATAGCCGCCTTCTACGAACGCAACAAAGCCTTCAAACGAACGCAAAAATGAACTGTTCAATTGAGTCAAGCAAGAAGAATGCTTATTACACCTTCACAAATGTTGAATTCACAGGGGTTGTTGATATAGGGCGTAATAATTGCGACTATCATCTCTTCATCAGATATGAAGACAAGATCTATATGGAAGTTAAAGGAATTGGGGAGATAGTTATACCATTCGCTGAACTTCAAAAAAACAGATATTGGAAATATTACTATGACCTGTCACTTATGCTGGCAAATGACAAGAATCTTGTCGCACAAGAACTTAGATATTGTAGCGACTATATGGATTACTTGATATATGAAACATCAAGATATTGGTGGATTGATAATGCGTTTATTCTGGGTGATGAACTTCATCAATATGGAGATAGAGGCATATATGAGAAAGCAACATATTATAATATCAATCCATTAGACTTGGAAAAAATGGATTACACCTCACCTGAAGATTTGGAAATCTTTTACATGAATTATATGTCTTCGTCAAATATTGAAGACTTTGAAACAAGGTGCTTTGCTTACAATAATCTTGCGATTGAGTATCAAACAAAAAAGATGGAAGAAATGATTGAAGAAATCGACGAACTTTCAGCATATTTCAAAGATTTAGAGGATAAGAAAAATATAGTAAATCTTGTAGCGCTATATGATAAAAAGAATATGAATATCGACATGCTTATGATGATATACAAAAATCTTGTTGGTAATAACAAAAAATATTACCACTTAGTGGATGACCTTGTGGACTGTTAGTAAATAACAAAAGCAAATGTAATTTATAATATATGTATATCTTATTATATTTTTTATATTTTAATTACAATATGCTTTTCTTACTTTATTAGCAGCATGACAAGAACTTTGGTTTCCATAGTGTCCTGCTTTTCCGCATAGGAAACATACATTACTATAATACGAGTTTTTATATTTTGACAAATCAGTTTTTTTAACTTAAAAATATTTAAATTGTACCCTCTCCAACCTTTCCTTAAGTACATAACTATCATAATAGAACTTACTAAATAACGCTATAATACCCACACCATACGTAGCAAAAAACGTGATAATACTATAATTAAACCATGTCTCGATAGGAGGTTTGTATAAATAGAAATTTGAATATAATATAAAGAACTGTCCTAATTGAATTGATGTTATATATTTCTTGACAAGTCTTACTTGATTTATTTTCAATAGACAACCAAGGTAATAGGAATACATTATAGTATGAACACCGCTATTTAAGATAGTTGCCATCCATACCATATCCACCTTGTATTGATACATGAGATGCCAGCTTATAACTGCGCCAATATGATGGTATTTTTGGAGAAATATTGGAGTCTTACCATTAAGATACAAAATGAATGTATCAATAAACTCGTAATACTTTGAAATATAGAACCAATAAATAATAGTATCAAATTGTTTATTTTCAAAATAATAATTTGTCTTGAATACAATTCCTTCATTATACAAGATACAAGATAGTGATCCAAATGTCAAAGCACTAAACAACACTAAAATCCCATTATGAACAACAGAGAATCTATGTAATAATAAAGGATTAATTCGCATATGCTTAGGATATGCCAAGTAGCATGTAATTGCTATAAGAGGTGTAATATGACATGATAGGTTAATATGAAACATTTTTGATAAATATGATATGTATAATATTTAAGTAAAAAATAATGAAAGTAATTATTATATTTGGTTTATTTATTAAGATCTCTTGGATCTCGTAGTTTTCTTTGCGGATAGAGAAGATACAACTTTATTTTTTTGATTCATAGACATTCGAACACCTGCTAAAAATACCGCAGCAAGAAGAGGATCGAGTGTGCCAAATCCTCCTGACTTGCTTTTTGAACGTGTTTTGTTCTCATTATTAGGGCTTATTGAACGTGTTTTGTTGTCAATATTATATTGATATGAAGGCGTCGTATATACATTCTGTTGGACATTTATAGGTTTTTTATTAGAAGGTGTAAGTTGTACGAATGTAGGTTGTTGAGTATTCACATTTTTATTTTGCAGACTCTTCCTTTTCATAGGTGGGCTATTTTTAACACTTGCGAATCTTCTGGGTTTATTATTTGGTGAATTCGAATTATTTTTCATCTTTATATTAAATCAGTTATCTATTATAAATATAATATAATATTTTGGTTTTTATTATATAAATAACTCTCGGGTTGTCTCTATTATTTTATTGTAGATTATTAGAAAAACACTAAAAATCTTCATGGCTTATCGTCATCAAAGTATAGCCGAACAACAACTTCGATATGAAAACATAGGTTATGAAACACCGCCTGTTGCTCGTAATCGTACACCGCCTACTCCTCGTAATCGTACTCCTCCACAATCACGTTCGCCACCTGCTGCTCGTAATCGTACTCCTCCACAATCACGTTCGCCACCTGCTGCTCGTAATCGTACTCCTCCTACTCCGGTGGCTCGTAATCGTACTCCTCCTCGTCAACAAGCTGCTCATATCCCACATGATTATGATGAATGTATAAATTATAAATGTGAAATTGCCAAATTGAAATTAGAATTGAAGATAGCCAAGGGCGGAGAGATTACTGATAATGATATTGAACAATTAAACGCAAATATAAGAGAATACTGCCCCGAAGATGATGATGTTGATACCTTTATTGAGAATATGGAAATAGAGAGACAGATTGTTAAACTCAAAAATGAAGTAAATACAATAAAATTTGTACTTCCATTCATATGCCACTTTCTATTCATAATTATAGGTAATCGTAAATTTGATGGACTTACAAATTTAACAGACCTTTACTCTGTATTATTGTATACCGCACCAAAAACTGTAAATAGTATTACACAGACTACTAAACAAACAGCAATAATTGCTAAACAATTAGCATTCAGAGGTGCCAATAATGTTAAAGAGAAATTAAGAATAATTATTCCAGAGTTTGTCAGATATATACAAAGAGGGCTTGGATATCACCAATATTCTGCCACTTATTTAACTGTCTTTCTTCTTATTATATATTATATAGTTGCGGGACAACAAATAACTAATATAGATAGTGTCAAACCTTTTAGTGAAAAACCAAAGATAGCTAATAGAAAACCAACTACAGTAGCACAAAAGAAAAGAGAATTAAATTTTGTAAAAGAGAAAGACAAGGCTATTTATAGAATTGCTACAACTTATATGAATGACGATGAACTGAGTGAATTAGCTTATATTTTTATAGACAAGCTCAAAGTAAAAATGTTTCTTAAAAAACTCAGAAATAAAATAAATACAAATATAAATGATCTAACAAACAAAGAGGCTATCGCAGCAAAACTTGTGGGACAAGACACACTACAGAGCCGTAAGGAATTAGCAGAAATCGATTTTGAACGAATGCTCATGATTGATGATATAGAACAATTAAATAAAGCAATAGGATCTTTTAAGGGCGGCAAAAGCAGCAAAAAGACAAAGGTTTCTAAGAAAAGATTTATATAGTAAAATAAATAAAAAATGATTTAGAAATTAATAATGAATACCTATATAATAATATGGTTATTAGGAATGATACTCAAAATACTCGAAAAGAAGGACTTGATAAATTCTATACATTACCTGAATATTCTAAAAAATGTATAGATAAGGTTTGTGAACTTTATGATATAGCTGTGTGGGATTTAATTATAGAACCGAGTGCTGGTAATGGCAGTTTTCTAAACCAAATACCAAGTAATAAGAAGATTGGAATTGATATATTACCAGAAAATGAAGATATAATCAAGCAAGATTTCTTTGATTATGAACCTAATCCGATATATAAAAATATATTAGTTATAGGTAATCCGCCATTCGGTAGGATCAGCTCTTTGGCAATCAAATTCTTTAATCATTCGGCAAAATGGGCAAATGTCATAGCCTTTATAATTCCAAGAACTTTCAGAAAAATAAGTGTTCAAAACAGGCTTAATAATAGGTTCCATTTAATATATGACGAAGAATTACCACATAACCCATGCTGCTTTTATCCTGTAATGAGTGTTAAATGTTGCTTTCAAATATGGGAAAAAAAAGATACAGTACGTGAGTTTATTGAATTACCTACAACACACACCGATTGGGAGTTTTTAAAATTAGGTGAAAAAGACGAAAATGGTCAACCTACACCACCTTTAAATGCTGACTTTGCTCTCAGGGCATATGGTGGTAATATTGGCGTAATTAAAACAGAATCTTTGGATATGCTAAGACCAAAAAGTTGGCACTGGTTAAAATCGAATATAGATAAAGATACATTAATTCATAGATTTTCGCTATTAGACTATTCAGGTAGTTTAAATACTGCGAGGCAAAACTCTATGGGGCGTGCTGAATTAGTAAACATATATAAAGAATATTTAGATTTCATCAACTCTGAAATTTAATAATTCATTCCAGCATTTATCTCCATATTTTGGTCGAATAGCATATTCTTTCTCATTTGTATGATTATCTAAATCTGCCTTTGTGATTTCGCCTAATCGTTGTACTGTTCCATGAGCATACCCGCCATATGCTACTATTAACTCCTTTATATCTGTTTTTTTTAATTTGAATATAAATAGTTCGCCTTCAGTATCTATATTATCTGGTGATAAATAATACGCAGTCAAAATATATATACAATCGTGGTTCATACGCAATTGAACATAGTTAAATTTATTATTTTCCTTGCCTCCATTCGATATTTTAAGTTCATAGTTTATATCGTTAAGCTGTAAATCACCATTACATAGAGAAGCATTATTTTTTTTCATACAATATTTATCTTTAATAAAGTGTTCAATCAAAGGCCCCGAAACTTGTCCTGATAATTGATTAATCTTACAATATATATGCGCACGCTTTATATTAGCTTCTTTCAATATTTCTATTTTGTGATTACATTTAGAGATATCTAAAATGTATTTTAGCTTCTTTTTTATTTCAACGCTTTGTTCTTCTTCGTTCATGTTGCTCCCTACTATCATAAATAATATATACAATCAATTTTATTCTCAATATTACAATATCTGTCCATATATGTTCAATATTTTTATAATTTATGTAAAAATTGATTAACAAATACTTTATTTAATATTAAAGCCTTTCACTCTGTTGTATCGTTAAACTCGTACAACCAAAGCAAAAGCACAGCCTCTCTCGTGAAACTCGTAGTCAAAACAAGCAAAGCAAAAATGCTCCAATATATCTATCATTACATCAAGGATATGGAGTTTTCTGGGGTGTTTGACGCAGGTACCAATCCTGTAAGAAGTGGTAAAACGATCCTCTATCTTAAGTACTTTCTGTTCATCAAGTTTCGTGATCTGATATATATTGATATTAAAGGCATCGGTGATATCATCATTCCCTTCGAAGAGCTTATGAACCACAAGTATTTGAAGATGTATTATGAGCTGTCTCTGGTTCTTACAGAGAACAAAAATAAAATTGTCGAAAAAATAAATGCTGATTATCGCTATACTGGAGAATACAACCATACAATTTACAAAGAAGAAAGAGATTGGTTTATAGATAGCGCATATTTTACGGAAGACTTTTCCACCAAGACTAAAAAGGTAGATACTGGTAAATATTATTTGTATTACGCCATAAATCCAAATGATTTAAGAAATATGAATGTGTCAAATGCCATGGACATCGCAAAGTATTACGAAGTCTTATATATTCGATATGGATATGAACAATCAAAGATGTTTAAAGGGTTATTTGAGAATTATACAAATATGATGCTTGAATACAACATCAAGCTGATTGAAGAAAAAGTTGATGAAATCTCAATCAGCCAAGAAGATGATAAAAACTTCTTTAACCTTCTTGAACTCAACAAGAAAGGTATGAACTCAGATATATTCAATATACTATATACTTCTGTAATGAGCGCCAAGGGACAAAAGAAATTTGCCCCTTATATAGTAGATATTTAACTTGATACACCGATGATCATGTTAGTGTATGTATGATATATATTATTTATTTTATTATTTTTATTATTTATTTATTTATTTATTTATTTATTTATTTATTTATTTATTTATTTATTTATTTATTTATTTATTTATTTATTTATTTATTTATTTATTTATTTTATTTATTTATTTATTTATTTATTTTATTTATTTATTTTATTTATTTAAATGATATATATGTTATATATACTACATATAGTTATATAGGTATAGATATGCCTACATATTTAGATATGTTGCCAGAGGATACTTTGACACTTATATATAGGATGCTATATAAGTCTATTATAAATGACATGAAGAATGATTATAAATATATAAATCTAAAGTGTTTCAATAGGTTGCTTGAATTATCGAAAGATCCTTATATAGATAATTTGAACTACTCAGATTTCCTTGTTAAGTCTTGTATTGATAAGATTGTTGAGAAGTATGTTAACTACAAGGTTAAATATGAAGGATACCGGTTTTACAATTCTTTAATATACAATACATCTCTTTATTACAAATCATATTACATAAAACCCCTTGATATAGATATAAATAAGATAGAGATATTCAACTTTTTCATATATAATATATATAAGGATAATGACGAAGGAATCGAATTATTTAACGATACCTATTTCACTACAAGCTATTATACAAGGATTACAAAAGGTGTAAATAAAAATGGTTTTATTTTGGAAAAGGAGACTTCATTTAGATGCTTGGCTGAATTATTATATCATATTATAGATTTTTATGATTTTGTAAAACAAATTATATATATGAATGTAGAAATTATTCAACAGATAGGAGGGATATTAAACTTATCCAACGCTAAAATAATAGAACGTGATAATTTAATAGACATACTTAACTATCATATAAATCATAGATATTTAGAGGGATTAATTTATGATATAGAATATAAATGTGCTAAACCACTATTAGAATAATAAAAATTGATTGTGTTTCTTTTTAATATATAATTACGCGCAACCCGTATTGTTCGTCTTGCGCTCTGCTACAAGACACGTTTTGATACTACAACAACAAACAACAGCAAACAACAGCAAACAACAGCCAGTAACAACAAGTAACAACAAGTAAGCAACAAACAACCAGTAGCATAAAAACTTCTGAAATGTCTGTTCTTCATGATACTGTTGAAACTGTTCAAACTGTTGAAACCGTCGAAACCGTTGAAACCGAAGATACATATGTGAGATTTTTCGAACACTGTACCGATTCGCTTGAGTTCTCGGCATTACATTATCATCACAACAGGGAACCTTACTATTTATTGTTTATTGTGGTTCTCGATGATGATGGTAATAAGGATAAGGTATATATTGAGAAGATTGACACGCATTCACACAATAACAAATATGTATATGATATTGTGATGCCTTATGCTATTCTGGAGAGCGACGAAAATCTCAAGAAATACTATGATCTTTCTGTGATGCTTGCGAATACCAGAAATAGCGTGTATTATGATAATGTTGGCAAATATTCTAAATATTTAATAAGAACTTACGATACTGACAGCGATAGCGAAGAAGAAGATCAGGAAACAGGCGAGAAAAAGCCTAAGAGGTCAGAAAGAAATTGGTGTATCAATTGCGATACAATTTGGAAGAACATGCGGCTTTCTAAACAGTCCGCTTTAAACTGCTATTTTAATATCAACCCATTCACATACAAATATAAAATCGATACAGATAAAAAAATAAATGGTTTTCTCACACACTTTAATAATTTCATAAAATATAATGGTGTATCTACCGCAATTAAGGAGGAAATAACTGCGAATTACAACAATTCCATGCGACTTATTCGAGAGTAAAGATGAAGACTGAAGAAGACTGAAGAAGACTGAAGAAGACTGAAGAAGACTATAAGAAATGTCTCTCAGACAACCTTAGAGGTGCGTTATTCTTAAGTAATTGTAATGGAGGATTTACGATAGGTAAATCAGACTTATTAGGTTTTATACAATAATCATAAACTTCATCAGGTTTGCTTGTATGATTCTTATCACCTCTTAAAGTATTGTTATATACCTCTTCTAATTCAGGTTCATAATTATCGTTATTTGGATTTCCAAGCTTATTATTGTTATTACTGGGATTATCTTTGAGTATATCTACATTATCTATGTTATATGTATAGCTGTCTGTATTATTTGTTTTTTTATATTTTGAATAATCATCATATATTTTTAGATGGTCTTCATTCATATTCATTCTATTCTTATTGTTTGCTGCTAATACTTGGTTATTACTTTGCTGCTGCTGAAGATATTGGAGATACTGCTGCTGTTGCTGCTGTTGCTGCTGATGTAGGTTGTAATAATAGAAGATTATTAATATTCCTATAAATACAAAAAATATGATATAATATGCTTCATAATTCATAATTCTTTTACTATAATAATATAATATATTATATATGTCTTTCATTCGTCTTCGTCTTCGTCTTCGATAAACTTGATCTTACTTTTAGAATTATCAGGATCGTCGTCATTATCATTATTACCATTATTATTATCAATAACAGAGCATTCATCGCTCTCTATTTTTTCATTATCTATGTAAAAGGAAACCTTGTATTTATTGTTATTATAAAACTTTAATCTTGCCCCTCCTTTTCTCTTAAATATCGAAAAGTCATCAAGTATATCAATACATAGTGGTGTATATTTTCGCTTTTCTGGAGGTTCCCTAAGAATACGCCCTATTGATTGCTGAATATCTGAGATTGGGCTTGCGAATATTATAGTATTTAAGGAAGGTACATTAAAGCCCTCGGAAGCAAGTTGATATGTCGCAAGAATTATTTGCTTTTCAGCGGTGATCGCAAGATCCGTCTGCTTCATACCGCCAACGTAAAATCCATAACCTGGTACACCACCAGCTTCAGCAATCTTGTTTTCTATAATATAACTCTCTATATCTTTTAATTGATTTCGGCGCTCGCTTAATATAAGCACACGTCTCTCTGGTTCCTTTCTTAAAATATCCATTAAAAGGGAAATTATAAATTCAGTACGTGGTTTAAATGTACAAACATTATTAATCATTCCCGCACCATTCTCTTTGCCATTCCACATAAGTTTTACAGTAGAATAATCAACATGTGTTTCAAAATATTTATGAACCTGAACATTCACATCACAGAACTCCTTATTTTTCATAGTATATACTGATTTTCCTATGTAATACTCAAAAACCTTGCGCATACCATCTTTCCTATTCAAGGTCGCAGATAACCCAAGTATTACAGGATTGTTTAGATTTCTGAAAGCTTTACAAAATACTTGAGCACCTGTATGATGAACTTCGTCTATAATAACAAATCCAATATCATCAAAAATACTGGTATCATAGTCTCGCATCGCAAGAGATTGTAGAGACGCAATTATAAAATCCTTGCCAACTACATCAACCTTCTTCTGTTTAATTATCCCAACTTTTGCGTCAGGAGCAAACTGTTTGATGGTATCTAAAAATTGTTGATTTAGAAAATCTTTGTGACTTATAAATATTGTTTTCTTTTTTAAACTACATGCGATATATAAACTCATAATAGTTTTGCCAAAACCACAAGGAACCGATATTATACCACCCATTTTTAGAGGATCTTTTGCGGCTTTTAGAAAGTTGCTAATAGGTTCTTGTTGCACTTCTCTAAGAGACCCAATAAAATTAATATTTATATCCGCACCACCCGTTAATTTACATAGAGAAGGCGCACCATATTTTTGTAAACCGTAATATCGAGGTATATAAATTCTCTTATCATTCTCACTATATAACTGGAAAGTTAAATCTTCCGTCGAATTACTGTTTTTGTTCTTTGCGGTTCCTGCGTCAAAGTTAACTCTCGGAACCATAGTTAAATCCTTCTTTAAATGCTCGATATCTTTTTCAGTCAGAGAAGATTTTAATATACCATAACCATTTTTTGATAATATCGAATACATTCTCGTTATTAGTTATTTATATTAAATACATATAGATATAAGTGTCATTTTTTTATATGGATTATAGTAGATAAGTAATAAAAAATTATTATATTATGATTATTATTAATTCTTTCAGAGCCTTAGCTGTAATATTATTAGCCTCAATTTTAATAATTAAAGAGATCCCCTTCAAGGCATTATTTAAAGACGCCATGATCCAATTTTATTTAGCTTTAACATGTATGCTATTTCTATTACTTGTTGATAATATTTTTGGTTTCATATTATCAATCTGTCTATTATCGCTATATTTTAGAATATATACAAGCGAACTCAAAAGTAAAAACACTTCCAACGATACTGGCGTTACTGGCGTTGATAGCGATCCACGGCGACCACAAAAAGCTTTTGTCCGTAATAGCGGCGAAAGCGGCGAAAGCGAAGACAATAGCGATAGTATAGAGAGTGGCAATACTAACAGCTGTGGATGCGGTAAAAAAGACTGTGATTGCGGTGATAAATGTGAAATGAATATGTCTCATATTCATACTGATAAGAATGCGCAGATTGCTGAGCTTGCGCAACAAACCATGTCTACAAATGATGCTAATGGTATGCTTGTTCCTTATATAACAGAAGAGAACCTTTTGGCGGCACAATCAAATATTGTTAATCCAACAGAATATAATAATGAATTACATGGCGTTAATAAAGGTATATATAATGAGGATGTATATGGTTCGCAAGGTTTAGATACTAAAAATATACATATGCGTGGATATGATACAAATAGCGTATACTTAGGAACTCTTTCATTCGATATCATATAATACCACATAATACCATATAATTAGAGTAAAAGTAATTATAAAAACAAATTAAAAATATAGATTATTATTAAGAGATTATTTAAATAATGTATGAACAGTTTGTTTCAAATTCTGAGAATGATAAAATAGTTGAGCAAATATTTACGATTTTAGGATATTCGACGCTTACCCTTGTAGTATGCGGAACATTATTATGGGCATATTATACTTCTGAAAAGAACCAGTATTTATTTATATCAGTATTTTCACTATTTGTATTATTTTATGCTATAATTATTATAGCAATCGTTGTAATTAATAAAAGCAACTATGATACTCTTTCATACGCAATTTTATTTGGTATTACAATATTCGTAATATTCACCACGTTTTTTGTAGCCGTCTTTTTCCTCCTTAAAAATTTCAACCTAATATCATCGTCAAGTTCCACAAGAACCAGTATAGAAAGTAATAATGCTAATGCTAACGCTAATATTGCTAACGCCGATTATAGAAGGTTTTAATGACAGTACTTAAGGAAAGGATTTAAGGAAAGGACTTAAGGACGTGGCGGGACATTAAGTTTTATTCTAAATATATTCAAAGAACGATAGAACATAAATTATCGAGAATAGTGATATTGATTTTATATATATATCAAAATTACTTAAATTCTCATGTAGATATTCGGGCATCTTTTCATATACTGTATTAATAATACCAGAATGATATATAATTACTGCTAATATCACTAATATCAAACTTCTTTTTGCCACATCAGTATCTAAATATGACGAAATATTATCATATTTGCTATTGTTATTGTTATTACCGCCATGACCGCCATTCATATTAGGGCTATGCGGAGGATATGCCATAGATGGATAGGGTGATGGAGGATATTGCGGCGGTGGTAGCATATGCGAAGGTGGCATTTGAGGAGGCATACTTTGCGAGAATTGTGAAGATTTAGGTTGCTTGGATATCATTAATTCTTCTTGGAATTCATTCAAAACATCTTGAACTATCGGGTCATTTATGTCATTCGTATCGCCTGCTCCGCCAGCAGCGCCTGATTGTTGCGTTTTCATAGGTAATGTGCTTATAGGTGTTGACATTATTATAATTCTATCTATTGATATATAATATTTTCAATATAAATTATATTACGCAATATGGATTTTGCTTTATGTAGAAGTAAAAAATGTTCTCTCAAAAAACCCAGGGACACTTATTAGATTATCAGGCGTTTTATTAATATCATACGGTTCTAACGGTTTATCTAATTCATTACATTTGACTGGGTATGATTTATACTTGTAGCATGTATCTTCAAGATTGTAAATATTCTCCTCAATATCTTTAATGTCCGGTGCCGAATACAATACACAATTATCCTTACAAATACGCCTAAAAAGCAGAGCTAACGCAAGACCAAATAGTGCGCTAACAATTATTTGTCCCGTATCATCATAAAACAATCTGTCAATAGTAACTCTTAACCCCGAAGGATCTTTCGCTTTCCCTGTCCCCATCACTATCTTTTTACTCATCTAACTTCTATTCTAATCTATTAAAATTTAAAAAAATAATTATAGATATTCCCTGGAACATCCCATTATATTATAGGCTGTGTTAAAGAAGTTGCTGTACACTTAACCTCCTCTGCGCTATATTTATAGCACTGGTGATTATGATCCTTATATACTATTTTATTTGCGTTGTAAGGTGTAGGATATTTTATAATACTTCTTATTGGTGGCGAAGAAATATACACATATATAACTCCTAATAAAAAAGCGAAGAAGAAGCTAAACCAGTTTATCCTAAATGTTCTATTATCTTGAATATTTTTTACCATAATATCTCCTATATAATTATCTATTTTATAATTTTTCATGAAGGCTCAGGTACCACAGGCGGCTTAGGTTTCTTATAATTAACATCTTTGATACATCGATTGGTTACAGGATTTAAGATTTTACCTTCCGGACACTCCTTGACTTTCACAGCTTTCTTAGGTTCCTTAGGTTCCTTAGGCTCCTTAGGTTCCTTAGGCTCTTTAGGCTCCTTAGGTTCCTTAGGTTCCTTAGGTTCCTTCGAATCTTTCTTAACATCTTTAGCCTTCTTAGCAACTGGAGCTTTAACACACCTTTTTGTTATAGGATTTAGTACTTTACCTTCAGGACATACTTTTTCTTTGTTAATAATGCCCTTAGCATCTTTAGCCCCATTAGTATCTTTTACTTCCTTTCGACCGCTTGCTCTATCTTCTTCTAATCTTATATGTTCATATGTGTATATATCAGGGATGCTCTTGTGATTTTCGTATTTATAATTTAAATAATCATATAATGATGATAGCTCTTTGGTTTCTTTATATATATTATATCGTTCTTCTTTATTTTGTAAAAATAATTCGTATTCATAATTATTTATTTCTCGTGCTTTTTTGTACTCTTCCTCGTATCTTATCATCTTTTGAGTAATTACATTATTCTCATCACTTTTGTATTTAAAATAATCGCCAATCTGTTTTTTGATTATATTTAACTTTGCTTGATCATTATCTTTGCTATACATATTAATATTTAGAATGTTTTTTTCAATATCTTTTAATATATCCATTTACTAATATCGAGGATAAAAATAAACAAAAAACAAAAAAACAGATTAGTGTAATAAAATGTCTTCAAACATACCCCTATAAAATGTCTGAAGACTTTCTGCGGGTTTTAATTGTTCCTCATAAATACTTCTTGGTATATACTTAACAACTACCTTATCTTTTTTACATACAGATTTATTATTATAGTATCCTTGAATAATCATGATAGACCCTATAAATAATAAAAAAATTGCTATTGCTTTCATTTCTTAATATAAAGAAATAAGAAAAAAATATTAAATTCATATACAACCTAACCTATAATAAATGCTCATTTATTGAAGTCCGAGTTTTTGTGAACTCCACGCATCAACCTGTTCAATACTGGTTTTAAGTTCTGACAATTCAATCGGTGGATTTGTTTCTGATACATCCACATCGGCTGTCGCAGCTGTCGCAGCTGTCGCTTCAGTACCGGGAACTACATCATTTTCCAGATCAGAAGGAGGTTTATCAGTCGTTGAATCCGTAGCAGCAGTAGAAAATAGGGATGCCTTTCTATTCTCAAAGATAATATCCTTGTCATTCATATTCTTCTTGTACTCTTTCATTAGAGTATTAAGTTGTGTCTCGGCATATTCTTGATTTTCTAAGCAATCCGGATTAGGCGACCATGGACACCAACAACCTACTTGAGCAATATAAATATTAAACTTGTTATCAATCTTCTTAATAAACTCACTTCGATTTTTGGCTTCATCAATCGTATCAAATACACCTCTTACCTTAATTCCCCTAATAGAAGTAACAAAGTTATTATCACGATGATATGAGGTCTCCAGTTCTTGGTTATTTATAGATTTATAAAATCCATATTGTTCGCTCATATCTTTAGGATCAAAGATAAAGGCATTATTCTCCTTAACAGATTCAACAAAGTCCTTTGAATCGCTATACTTCGTCGAAATACCATCTAATAGCTTAGTCATGTCGCTGCTAAACTTACTAATAAACTGACTGAACATATAAGCCTCCTTATTCACAAGAACATCCTCAGGGCTTAAGAATGATAGCAATACAAAGTTTTGCCCTCGGATTGGTTTGTCCTCATCCAAATAATCTACTTCCTTGACGCTTGTAACGCTCGAGACTGTGGTGCTTTCTTCGGCTGACATTTTATGATATCTTTTCTAATAATATTATATATTATAAATCTTATATATGTTTATTGATAATAAGTCTAAAATATTTTATTATATAATAATAGTATAAATAAGATATTTAATAAATAATGGAATATTCTATTGATTTCTGGGATGTAGTTGTAAGACTTCTTAAATATGCTTTCGAAGGTCTCATAGTTGCTTTTGTCGCCCTCATATTACCTAATAATAAATTAGATTGGAGTGAGATTTGGATGCTCGCCTTAACAGCCGCTTGTACATTCTCTGTTCTTGATCTGCTATCACCTGCGGTTTCTGCTGGGGCAAGACAAGGTGTTGGTCTTGGTGCTGGCTTCAGGATGGTTGGTTTCCCTAACGGATTTTAAGTAATAAAGTAATATATGTAATATATGTAATATCACAAAGAAGGTATTATTTCATAATTAAGTTCTAAACATATTTTTTTCCATATTTGGTCTTGAACGTATAGCTTCTCTCTACTTTTTAATAGTGGGAAATATTTAAGATATTCATTCAGTCCTAATATTTGAAAAAACTTATACAAAACATAGCTATATGACAGAAAGTTTTTCCTGTCTTTCGGACAGTGTTTCAAGAATGGCGCTTGTATATTTCTAAACATATTACATAATTTATCCTCCAGCTCTTGGCTAAATTGTGGTGTAGGTATCCCGTTAATCCTATTTATAATATAATTAATATGCTCGTAATATTTATTAATCCTAAGACGTTTGAGTATATCCCTCATTTTATTATATGTTATTGTTTTAGTATCCACAATCTTCTCCTTCTTTATTTCTGTTAAAATCTTCTCAAATATCTCATCTGGTATATCTGTACTCTCTTTGCCCTGAACCTGATTACACCATTCCCTAAAGTGATTAATACGCTTATAGCTAAAATGTGAAGTATCCTTTGTATTCTGCTTTAATATAGGTCTATTCTGCTCTACCAACAGCAATTCT